AGAAGTTCATTTAGCTTATCAGAGAATGGGCAGTAAACTTAGAAATACTGTTCGTACAGTAAGTAATGTGAATGGAAGTACAGTACGATTCCAAAAGATTGGTACTGGAACTGCTAGTACAAAATCCAGAAATGGACAAGTGACACCAATGGAACTAGCACATACTAATGTAGATGTTTCAATGTCAGACTTTTATGCAGCAGAATTTATCGATAAGTTAGACGAGTTAAAGACTAACATTGATGAAAGACAAGCAATAGCAACAAGTGCTGCTGCTGCTCTTGGAAGAAAGACAGATGAGATTCTATATACTGCTATGGACTCAGGTGCAAACTCAACTCAAATACATGACACAAATGGTGCTATTGAAAAAGCAGATTTGTTAACATTATTTGAAACTTTTGGAACTGCTAATATTCCTGAAGATGGACAGAGATATTTAGCTATGCACCCAAAGGGATATGCTGACTTATTTTTAATTAATGAGTTTGCATCATCAGACTTTGTTGGTGAGCAAAACCTACCATTTGCAGGTGGTATGACTATGAAAGAATTCTTAGGATTCAAAATATTCTCTACTGCTGCTATTACAGCAGGTAAGAATATGGCATATCATACAACTTCAGTTGGTCTTGGTATTGGCTCAGATGTAACAACCGAACTTAATTATGTCGCTGAAAAGGTATCACACTTGGCAACTTCAATGATGTCAATGGGTGCTACTGTCATTGATGACAATGGCGTATATGAAGTTCTAGACAACAACACATAAGGAGTGACATATGGCTTATAGTTCAAGTGGCTTACACAGAATTGGTGGAGCAAGTGGTGTCAACCTATGGATTTATCAGACAACAGATGCAATAGGTACTGTAAATAATGCAGGTTACTTTACTGGTGATTCTGTAAATATGTTGAATGTTCGTGACTTAATTATCGTTCAAGATACGAATACACCGACTACTAACTTTGTAACTGTCTTATCGAACAATGGTACTACTGTAGATGTTTCAGATGGTACTGCTGTTGCAGAAACAGACGGAGATTAAAGGGAGGGGGAGCAATCCCCCTCACATTATATGACAAGTACTGCAGCAAATTCAGCAATAGATATAGCTTCAAGAGCCTTAGTTTTGATAGGTGCAGAACCAATTACTAGTTTTGATTCAGGTAGTAATGAAGCAGTTGTTGCTTCTAATATGTATGAAGATGTAATTCGTGCTAGTCTATCAAGTGCTAGATGGAGATTTGCTACAGAACAAGCAGTATTAAATCAACTAACTGACACACCTACTGGTCGATTTGCAATAGCACATCAGTTACCTGCTGATACAATTATTGTTCATACAATAACTGTAAATGATAACCTTGTAGATTTTACTGTATATGGAGATAAAGTATTTTCACAACAAACATCTTCAGATAGTTTAATTGCTGACTATACCTTTAGAGCAAATGAAAATACATTTCCTTCTTACTTTACTTTAGCAGTAGAGTATTCTCTTGCTTCTATTTTTGCCACATCAATAGCAAGAGATGATAGACTTATGAATATGATAGAAACAAAAGCACAACAGTTAATGGCAAAAGCCAAAAACTTAGATGCACAACAACAAACAACAAGAAGATTATCAACAAGAAGATTTATAACTGATAGGAGAAGTTAGATGGCAAGAATAAGAGTGCCATTGAATAACTTTCAGTTTGGTGAAGTCAGTCCTGCTCTTACATCTAGGACTGATACTAAAGTATATACAAATGCAGCAGAACAAGTCAGAAACTTTTTTATAAGATCAGAAGGTGGATTAAAGAAAAGAACTGGCACAAAAAGGTGGGCAAACTTTGGAAGTAATCCTAGTTATGACTCTGCTCTTAGAATGAATGTTAGAATAGAACCTTTTATATTTTCAGATGATGAGAAATATATAATAGCTTTTAGCAATACAAGAATAGATATATTTCAGATTGATCCTGCTAATGGTAACATCAATACACTTACACCTATTACTGGTCAGTCATGGTTAGTCAATACCTCTGCAGGTCCTTATCTTGAAGAGATTACTTTTGCACAGCAAGGTGATCTTATGTTTATATGTCATAATACATTTCAAACTAGAATATTAGAACGAACAAGTTTAATTGCTTTCAATGTGTCTACATTTAATTTTGATACATCTAGAGATGGCTTTGATATATTTCAACCTTATCATTCTTTTCAGGCATTAGGTGTAACTCTTACATCTAGTGGCACAACTGGAAGTGTAACCTTAACATCATCAGCAGATTACTTTAATGCTAATCATGTAGGCATTGATTTACTTATTGGAGAAACTAGAGCAAGAATAACTGGCTTTACTAGTGCAACTCAAGTAACTGCTACTTTGCAAGGAACATTAAAACAACAGCTACCAATAGATAGTCTTAAAACTTTTGAAGGTAGTAATAGAATACAAATAACTCAAGCTGAACATGGTCTTGCTGCTAATGCAAGTATAACTATCCAAAGATCAGGTGCAGTTGGTGGTATTGCTAATAGTAATATAAATGGCAGTAGAACTGTAGCAGAAGTTATAGATAGTAATACATATGAAATAACAGCAGGTGCAAGTGCTACATCAAGTGCTATTGGTGGTGGTAGTCCTCGTATTGTTACTGGAGCAGCAACAACAGAATGGGCAGAACAAAGTTATTCTGCATTAAGAGGGTATCCTGCTGCAGTTACATTTCATCAAAATAGACTTTGGTTTGGTGGCACATTAGCACAGCCTGATGGCATTTGGGGTAGTAAGTCAGGACAGTTCTTTAATTTTGATGTTGGTGAAGCAGAAGATAATGATGCTTTAGATTTAACTGCTAATGTTGGTGAAATCTTTTCTATAAGACATTTAGTATCTAATAGAGATTTGCAAGTCTTTACTACTGGTGCTGAATTGTTTGTCCAAGCACCAACAGATAAACCAGTTACACCTGCTAATGCACAGATAAAAAGACAAACACCTTTTGGTAGTAGCTTTGTTAGACCAACTGTATTTGATGGTGCAACTTTATTTATACAGAAAACTGGTAGTGCATTAAGAGAGTTTTTATTTACAGATTCAGAGGCTTCGTATACTTCTGTTGCTGTATCAGGTCTTGCACCACATCTTATACTTGATCCAGTACAGCAAACATCTATTAAAGGTGCATTGAATAGAAGTGAGTCATATGCTTTCTTAATTAATAATGATGGCACACTTGCAGTATTTTATTCTGTTCGAGGAGATCAAAAAGCAGGGTGGAGTCTTTGGGATACACAAGGTAAATGGCACAGTATCACTTCTGTGCATGAAAGATTGTTTGTTGTATGTGCAAGAGATGATGGATCAGGCACAACTAAATTGTTCTTAGAAGAGTTTCAAACTGATATGCCAATGGATTTTTGTGATTCTTTTAGTGGTAGTTCTAGTGTTTTTACTGGTCTTGCCAGTTCACATTTTGCAAATAATGCAGTAGTAAAAGCTACTAATGGCAATGACTTCTTAGGTGAGTTCACTATCGCAGGTGGACAAATAGATGCAAGTAGTGTTAAAACTAATATAACACAAGCATTTATTGGTTATGCTTTTACACCTACATTAAAAACATTACCTATAGATGCAACGATACAAGGAGGACCTTTGACTGGTGAGCCAAGACAAATACCTAAAGTAACTTTAGATTTATTTAGTACTTTAGCAGTTAGTGTACAAGGACCTAATCCTACATCTACGTCTAGAGATTTAGTTATAAGAAATGTTACAGATGATATGTCACAAGAAAGACCTGCTGTTACTGGCAAAGAAGAGTTTAGATTATTAGGATATAGTCGTGACCCAAGAGTTACAATATCACAGTCTTTTCCTTTAGACTTACAAATTAACGGAATGATAGTAGAGGTAGCATTTTAATGAATCCATATTTTATATTAGCTTCAGCAGCAATACAAGGAATGGGATATATGTCTGCAAGTGCAGGTGTAAAAGCTGAAGCAAGACTTACACAAAGAAATTTAGAATCTCAAGCAAAGTATAGAAAGCTACAAGGTTTACAAGAACATAATCAAATCATGGATAATCTTGAGGCATTTAAAGATACAAACTCTAGTCTTGTAGGTGTAATGGGAAGAGATGAAGGAAGTGACAGATCACTTAAGAAACTAAGAGAAAAAGCTACAAAAGATAATGCAACAGCAATAGCAAGAGCAAATGTTCAGTTAGGTGCTGACATATCTAAAATGTCACAACAAGCACAACTTGCACAACTTAAATCTAAAAATCTACAGAGAGCATATAGATATAAAATGTTTAGTTCTTTTGCAAATGCAGGATATCAATATAGTTTGGTTTCGTAATGGTTCAGTTTATTAAATCAAAACAAACTACATTTGTTAATAAACCAGTTGGTATAAATCGTGTGGATACTGGTGCAGAACAACTTGGTAACTCTATTGCTAACTTTGGTAAGACATTACAAAACATTGCTTGGTCAGAAGCTAAAAGAGATGCTATAGCAACTGATATTGAGTCAGCAAAAACTTTACCAATACTTGATAAAGATAATAACTTTACATTTGAAAAAGGTAACTTCTCAAAAGTTGGTCAAGCTAAAGCTCAAGAAATACTAGAAGCAAGATATGCAAACAAATTAATGAACTTGGCTAAGTCAAAGTTTGCTACATTACATAGTGCTTATCCTTTGGATAAAGATGGATTTGATAATGCTGCAAAAGAATATATTAGAGGTCATGTAGATAGTTTTAAAAAAAATGGTATGGATTCTTTTATACCTGCTTTCTTAGATAAAATACAAGGACAAGCAACTTATCACTCAAATAAAATATTAAATGATAAGTTAGATGAAGATGAAAGAATTGCAGCAGAAGATATTAAAATTAATATTGCTGATGAAATTAGAACTCTTGAAGGATTAAATTATAATTTTAGAAATGTGCAAAGTGGTCCAATGTCTGCTGAAGAATCTGCAGATTTATTTGAAGATATTAAAGAAACTGAAAAATATATTCTTGACTCTATAAATAGTTTAAAAGGAAAAAAACACGGACTAAAAGCACCTGCTATAAATGATTTAAAAAGACAAATGAGAATATATTCTACACAAGGTATTATTAATCAAATTATAGATAAGAATCCAAGTGATGATAAGATTATTAAAATTATGGAAAATGTTTTTCAAACTGGAAAAATAACCCCAGTACAAGAATCCTATGTAAGATTTTCTCGTAACAAAATTGATTTACAAGATTTAAACAAAATAGCCAGTCTAAAAAATGAATTTAATTATACTTATAGTGATAGAGATTATATTACAAGATATCTAAGTAACAGATCAGGTGATGCTGCTGCAGAAAATGTAGACTTAGCTAACTTTATAACTGCTAATGAGTTTGCAAGTTCTATTCGTGGTCAAGGTTTACATCAAAATACTGATAAAAATCGTGAAGGATATAATAAAGGTATAAGTAATATTTTAGGTTTTGAGTTAAATTTAGATTCATTTTTATCTTTAGAAAAACCTATGTATGAAAAACTCATAGCTTATAGTAAACGATCAACAATATTACCTGAAAGTCTACATAATCTATATAAGAATACACGACCAATGGGTTTGTTTTCAGGTTTAAAATTACCTGATAAAAAGAAAGCTGCTGCTAAAATGTATGATTTTTGGCAACAAATAGCATATAAACAAGGATTGTTTGGTGGCAGAACTGCTAGATTTCCTGACACTTATAAAGAAGTTTATAAAAGAATGGATCATGTTAAGTCTATTGTTGATGTTATGGGAGAAAAAAGTATTCTTGATGCTTTTGATATAGCTACTGCTTTACCTGAAACAAATGAAAAAATGAATGATGCTGTAAGAAGTTATGCAGATACATTTGATTTAGACTCAACTGCTTCAGCTAATGATGTTGTAAAAAAAGTATTAGATGAAAGTGATATACCACCTGAGTTTCATAGTGAGTACAAACCATATGTAAGATATAAATTGTTTACTGGTACTGTTAAACTAGCCAATGGAAAAGAAGTAAGATTTGATAAATCACAATTTATTTCAGCATTAAATAAAACTTATCAGAATACTGTAGAACAAGATGATATTACAATATCTTTATATGGTAATAAAATGGGTGGTGTCAGTAGAGATAGTTATAAATTACATTATAAAGATTTTAATCAACAAAGATTTTTTGAAACTTATGTTCAAAATGTTTTAGATGTAAATAATAATTATGTAGAAAATGAAGATGGTGATTTAAAATCAAATCGAACTCAATATATTTTAGGTGATAATGTAGGACTTCTTCCTGATTATCGTAATAGAGGTAGCAAAGATAAAATCTTTACTGTTGTAGATTCTGTTACTAAACAGCCAGTATTATCACAAGCAGGTACATTTATTCATATCAATACAGCAGATGTAGATAAAGAAATGATGATGAATAATGAATTATTTAAAAAAGAAGTTCTTGCTAAAGATTATAAATCAACAACTTTAACAGATGAAAATAAACAAACATTAATTAATAGAATAAAAGTATCTCCTAATATTATGGAAATAAATGGTTTAGGTCAGCAGTACTATGGTATTAATCCTGATTTAGATAAAGCATTATTAGATAAAGGATATAATCCTAATATGAACTTAATTAATAGTTCTAATACAACTGTTACTCAAGATGCAGATGAAAATATTTTTAGCAAAGGTGCAAAATATATAATTGATTTTTTTAGATCAAATGATATATCGATTCAAGAACTTCAAGATAATATTCCTGATATGACAGTTACTGGCACAAAGAATCCTGCTTGGACATATATCTATGATAGAGTTATTAATGAACCATCAGGTGAAAAGAAAGATTTTCAGATTACACAAGAAGCAGTTGAAAAACATTTTGATGAAGAAGTTGCCATAGATACTGCTAATGATTTTATTCGTAACTTAAATTATGTAAGAAAGTTTGAAGGTTATGATGGCACAGCTTATGTAGATGGTGATGGTAAAAATGCTACTATATCTTTTGGTGCAGGATTTAATGCAAGATTTATTACAGATGATGAGTTGGCACTATTGAGTCCAAAAGGTCAAGAAGCAGTAAAAAAAATACAAGCATTGCTTAATGATGGTATGGATTTAGAAAGAATAGCAAAAGCTATAGATACTGAATATGGTGTATTTATTACTAAAGAAGAATCTGAAAAAATATTTAAGAAAAAGATGTTAGATAATTATGAAATGTTTGTAGATAAATATCCTATGTTTACAGTTATATCTGCAGATAAACAGATGGCTCTATTAGATCATGCTTATCAAATGGGATTTGGACCTAAAGGTGGATTTGTAAACTATTGGAGAAATGTAGAGAAAGCATTAACAGAATCAAATCCACAGCATAGAGCATTTTTCTTTGCTAGAGCAGGAGCCCATTTGTTATATAACTATACAACAGATGATCAAAACATAATAGATGGTCAATATTTAACTGGTAAAACTTTATTATCACAACAAACACCTGATAGAACCTATGATAGAGCAGCTTTATTTGGATATAATGCAGATACAAAACCTAGTTTCTTGTATAGAAAAACAAGAGATTTGATGAAGAGTTTATTAAAATAATGTCAGATTTAATATTTCGACCAATAGATTTTACAAAAGATTTTAAATCTGATGGTAGTAATGACCTTACTCCAGTATACAGAAGTTTTCAAAACAATGAGGGAACAGCAGACCCATCATTTTTAGAAGGTGTAACATCAGGATTAAAGTATCAATGGCTTCCTATTACAAGTAGAACTGTAGAGTACTTTACTTTTTTAGATCAAGAAGAAGACCCTGATTTTGATTTTAAAACAAAACTAGTTGAAGATAATACATATGTTTATGCTGATGAGTTAGCAAGAGCAAAAAATTTAGATCATTATAACTATATTTTAGATGACATTAGATCGATTGAAAATAATAGAAAAATGTATGATAGAGCAGGATTTGGTGGTGCTTTAGTAGCAGGAGTTGTTGATCCATTAAACATAGCTTTTATGATGCCAGTATTTAATACTGGGGTGAGAGCAGCATGGGCTGCAAAAAGTGCGTTTGGTGTTGGAAAAGAAACTGCAAAGATAGGTGCTTTGTTTGGCGTAGGTAGTGAGTTGTTGAGAGCGCCCTTTGATCCTTTTAATACTCCATCAGAGGTTATAGCTAATGTAACTGCTAATACAGTCTTTGGTGGTTTGCTTGGTGGTGGTACTCGTGGTGTTGCTAATGTCTACAGTAATATGGCAAGTAGATTAAAAAATAGAACTAATCCTCTTGCAGGAAATACAAGTAGTGACTTTATTAAAAAGAAACAACAAGAATATATTGGGCAAGAAGGTACTGCAAAAAATCCATTAGATAAATATAATTTTATACATTCTTTTATACCTGCTAGACGAATACAAGGTGGCAAATATGGTGGTGGCAAGAACTATAAAGAAGCACCTGATTATGTAAGAAGATTTCATGCACTTCTTGCTTATAATGCAACTACTCCTTTGAAAAGAAACTATTTAGGATTAGGGGATCAATCTGTTGATATGGCACAAACTCAGTATGGTGCTTTAGGATTACAAGTAGAAGTTGAATGGAGAAAACTTCTTAATGAATTTTTAACAGATAATAAAGGAACTGGTACTATAGGTGGTTTAGATTATCGAAGCACTTTTACCACAATGAAAAATAAGTTTGGTAAAGAAACAGAAACTTATTTAAATCATGCTACTGGTATAAATACAAAGATACCTACATATCAAGAGTTTGCTGAAGAGATTATAGAATTAAATATTTTAAATGGTAATCCTAAATGGAACAAACAATACTATGAAAATATTCCTGAATTTAAAAAGAAAGCTATGGGGAGATTAAATGATTTTCTAAGAGATATAGATCAACGATCACAAGATAGTGGTTTATTCTTTGATAGGACAGTAATTAAAACTAATCTTGCTGAATTTAAAAGTCGTTTAGATGAATATCCAAAACGTATTGTAGCTGAAAAAGACCCTTTGATGAAAGAAGTGTTAAGATTAAATATGGAACAGCTTCGAAGACAAGTTAAGTTTTATGAACAATACAATCCAACAAGAAAGAACTATAAGTTTCCTTTGTACTATAATAAAGAAATGCTTTTAGAAGACCCTAAAAAGCAAGAATTATTAACTAGAATATTTATAGATCACTTTATAGAGCAAGGTAAAGTTACTCGTTGGAATAATACACTCAATAGATATGTAGATGTAGGTGTTAGTAAGACTAAAGAAGGAAGACAAAAAGCTAGAAAGTATGCTGAAGAAATAGTAGATACAATACTTGAAAGAGGTGATGATCCATATACTTATGGCGAGGGTGTTGGTAAAGGTAAGCATTTATTAATGAGAGTAACTGACATTCCTGAGTGGAAAGTTAAAGACTTTCTAATTAAAGACCCAAAGATAATGACTGAATACAGTAAAAAGATGGGTTTTAGAATAGAGTTTGCAAGAAGATTTGGTGATGAAGATGTTGGCTCAATCATGGCAGGTATGGAAATGAGAATGAAAGGTGAAGGCTATACAGCACAACAGATCGCTGAAATAAAATCAGATGTTCTGTCAGACTTTGAAAGAGTTGCAGGTCAAATGACAAGAGAGCCACATAGATGGGATACAGCTTTTGCTCGTAATATAAAAAGAGTTGGTGGTATGACGTATCTTTATGGTGCAGGTATATCATCTTTTACTGAAACAATAGCAATGCCTATATTTGAGCATGGTTTTGGTAAAGTGTTCAGAGGTATAGTGGCAGGATTA